GATCGTGCATAGAGCTCAATGGCTCCAATGTTATTGCGATTGGCTCCAGCGATACCCTTATTGCGGTTGCGGTTCCTCCGCTTACGCGGATTCCTCGCACCACCTTGGGGTTTCGATGGTGGAGCCTGCACAATGACAGTGGTAGCCGGTGCCCGCGCGGGGGGCTGATTTCTGCGCGGAGCTGGATTGGAATTGGTGCTTTTGTTTTGTTGGTTTTTACGGGGCATAGGAGAATGTTGATTCACGACAAAGCTATTATTTAACTTTGTGTGGGCAGATCTTTTGAGGACACCCACACACTGAATTTGTTGAACTTCCTCACGCGTCTTCCACATAGGCATCATGAACTGACGATGCTCGGGGTAGCGGTCAAACAACCACTGACAATACGCTTCCAAAAGGAACCATGAGCGCTCATCTGCCCACGCAAGAGTGCGCAGAGAGAAGGGCTTCGTGATAAGCGATTGGATATCGTGTGAGCCTTGATAACACAGGCTTGCGAGAACTTTATGGTAAGGGAAGACAGGAATATAGCTACTCATACCGTCATCCCACACAATAAAGTGACCTAGGAATTCTAGGGCTGGAGAAAACTCAACAGCGAAACCCATACTCGCAAAGCCGGTGCTCAAAGCCTCAGGACCGAGCTGGTCCAGATACTTATTGAGACTAGCAATGAGGGAATCATCACCAAAAACACGAGCTTGAACAACTCGTCGGAAAAGAGAAAAATCCGTAGAACCGCCATTTATGAGCCAAATGTACATAATAAGAAACAACAGAATAAGCGAGTTATCCATACCTGTATTACCAGTGCCTGAGGGATGATGTGGAAAAATTACCACAGTACCATCAGGCAAGACAACAGGAGTATGGATGACCTCTCTGTAAACATTTGCAAACTGTGTCAACAGCTCGAAGCTATGGTATGAGAAATGCATACAACGATAGCGGAGCCGGGCACACATCTGCAAAAGTTCTTCTGAAACAGAGGTGTCATAACCAGCAACATC